GATATACAAGTTGCAGAGCAGTTTTTACCCATGCGACAACGTTTACGAGCCCCTCCAACAGCATGTTCGTTGGCAGAGTGTATTCGGGAGGCCGTAGGACCTCCCTTAGGCAAAGGAGAAGCAGCACCAGCGACACCCATATTACTCGCTGCTTTGTCAATGCGAGCGTCCTCACCTCGAAGCATGCGAGAATCTGCGTATTCTAATGTCTGGTGCTGCTTGGTTCTCATTTTAATCTTCGTAATTAATTTTCGTATGCTTCTAAAATATCAGCGATAACGCCGTTTCTAACAATATCACCCCTGTCGAACTTAATCGTACCGACTCCCTTAATGTTAGACAACCGGTGGTAGGAGTCTAGAAGTCCGTTATCAGTCTTAAACACCTCCAAGTCGATTTGACGAGTATCCCCCGTGATTATAACTTTCGAGTTTTCGCCTACCCTGCTAATAACCGTTTTTATATTCTCAGGGAGAGCATTTTGTGCCTCATCAAAAATAATCAAACACTCATTAAGGGATCTGCCCCTAACATCCTCTAACATAAGAGGTTCAACAATTTTTTTCTCCACAAGGTATTTAGCAGCACCTTGAGATTTCATCATTACTACAAGGTTGTCATACACGGGTCCCACAAGAGGTGCCATTTTTTCTTCCATTGTTCCGGGAAGTGCTCCTCTCCCTCTTTGGTAGGAGCATCCTACATCACTCCGAACGTAGTAAATTTTGCCAATGTTGCCCTTGCTAATTTCAGTTAAACCCCACCATAAGGCGACCAAGGTTTTCCCAACCCCGGAAGGTCCTATGGCGATGGTTACGGTGTTTTTATTCAAGCAAGACCAGAGGTCCTCTTGATGGTCGTTTTTTGAGTAAAACGGTAGAACATCCATGCCCTTGGAGTAGGTATGTTCTAGCATCTGGGCATTTTCAGCTCGACGAGTTCTGCGCTTGGTCTTTGAATCAATCATGGGTGAGGGGTGACAGTCGTTGGGTAATAAATACGCTTTGCTGCTTACAAGAATTACATGATCTTGCTCACCTCCGTTATAAAAATAGTCCAGTGTCATTGGAGTCTAACACGGGTATTAGTGGTTTTACCCCCCCCTCACTCATGCCACCTTTCTACATAATCATCAAAGCCACCACGTCCACCGCACGGGCGGGAGTAACGGTCTTCAGGAATGAAGTATTGCTTGAGTTTTGTTTTTTGCAAATACTTGTCAGCTATTGGCGAAGTAACCAATACAACGGTTCCGAAATCTTCCTGCATCATGGCAGGAACGGTATCAACAGGGGATTTTGCCATGGTTAGTCTATGTGATATACATAGAACTTTTATATTTGAGTGGTGGTTACCATCACCACTTACATTTCGGTGTCCCAACCTATATTTCTTTGACCACCCCTAATACCCCTTACAAAAGAAGACCGGGGGTCTGCATCACCCGTTGCAGCATCATAATCCGGGTCATTAAAGTTATGGTCTGCGGGGAACATACGAAGACGACCTCTCGAAAGATTCGAAAAAACATTACGATCATTAAACCCTGATCGTACAAGTGAGCCTGAGAACCTCTTATTTTGCATTATAGCGTCATTTAACCCTCGGTCAACTGCGTCTAATTTCATTGCATAATACGTGAGAGCCCAGGTAAATGAGTCAGTTCTGTCATCGTGTTTAACAAAAGGAAAAGTGGTAAGTTCTTTAATAAAAGGATCTATCCAATCCCCCTCAATAAATTTAACCCGGTTAAACTCCATCAATGGTGCAACTGCCTGAAGTCGTATTGTTTTAGACTTCAGAGGTTTCATTTCTTCAATGGGTATTCTGGCTTCTTTCTTTAAAACTTGGATCAAGGATTGCCCAGACGCTGCCTTTTCGATGCACAACATACGCACATTGTAAAAAGAGTACAGATACTTAACTTTAGCTATGAGGTCGGGGAACCCTAAACGGCCAGTAATGATTTCTCTAATATACACGAGGGAGGGATTTTGATGAGAAATAGAGGTTATACAGATTGCTGTCTCATCCGCCATTTCTTTTTCTGAGAAAGCACAATCCACTGCCATCCAGGTTAGGTCAATTTCTGGACACTCAGATGCCGGGATTCTGGTAATCCAACTATCCTTGATAATCTGCCCTTCTGCAGATACGGGAGAACCCTGGTACAACGCGGAGAAAGCGAAAGAACCCATGGTTCTTTTCTGCCCCATTAGCATGTCAACAGAAAAAGCATTATTACTTGGCCAGTGAGATTCTCCAATGTCTCTCTCAAGCGGATCCTCGGAAGCTTGCTCAGCGGTCTCAACCAAACCCGCAATATTGATCCACCTCCACCCTGTGGGATTATCCTCCTCGTCATATATACCATCTGCCTCCATCAACACGCCATGGAGGTCGTGCTGGTGAAACCGGGTAGCAATGACCATCTGACACCAGTTGTTAGTACGACGAGTGCTTGCTTGCTCCCCCCACCAAGATTCGAGTGCCTCTAACGCAGCAGTTGAGGTTGAGTCCTTCAAAGGGTCATCCACAATCATTGCACCGACGCCATGACTTGTGATATTGGTGGTACCTGCGGTAAAACCAGTAAGCACCCCTCCGACGGAAGTAGGCAGGATATACCCCCCACCCAGCATATCATATTTAGAATCGGGGGAAAAACCTTTCCAATCTGGAAAAATTTTACGAAACTCTGGGTGCTTCAGGAAGCCAATAGCGTCTTTATGAAATTTTCCGGAAAGTTGCTGCCCGTACGATGCAATAATGTGTTGGGTCATTTGGTCTCTACCGAGTAACCAGGCCACAAACATAGAGGCAAGCATAGACTTACCGGACCGTGGGGGGCACGATACAATAAGCCGCCTGTTACGCTTCATTGCGAGGTCTTCAAAGGCAGATGCAATAACTTCATGGAATGCGACAACTTTCAAATCGCCTTTCTTCATGATGTCAGCAAATGCTAGAAAGCAATTTTGCGCTGCTTTATACTTATACTCCTCAATCACGGAGGCCGGAGCCTCCATAACGATGAGTTCTTGTATGCCACGGATGTATTTTCGCCACGAACTGTGTTCGTCCAATTGACTTGCTTTGGTTATGATTGGGCGCATTTTAGAAGTTGGAGATTCGCTTCAGTAGCTCTTCGACCTTTCCATCGTACTCACGCGCAAGATTTTGCTCAGAGGCAGGTTCTTTGGCAGTCAGGACCACGATATCTTCGGTGATTTCACGGTGGGCTTTTACGGAAGCGGAAAAGATTTGAACCAAGTCCCGTGTGGAACATTCAGGTAGTTGGTCTTGAAGCATCCCTATGGCTTCATTGGCAACTTTAAGTGCCTCAGCAGCCAGGAATTCTTTTTGGCGCACCACATCTTCGCGGTGAGTCTCATGGTCTTTCATTTTTTCTCCGTTTAAATAGTAAATCAATAAAACTGACGGTTACATTTAGCACAACCCCCGCGTTTAGAGGGCGGGTTTCCTGAATAACTTTTCAGAGATTGAAGGATTTGACGAGCCAATTGGGTGTTACCATTATTGGAGGCAGCGTGATAATCTCTCCAAAGCTGGGCAGCATTTTTCATACTAACAAGGGGAAATAGGACTTGAGTTGGCAGTGCACGGGAGACAACCAAGTCTCCATAGCTCTGTAAGTTCGGCCATTTGGAAACCACCTTCGAGCATCCACCCTCGTCCTTTGGGTGATTGCCCGATGTAGTAAAATCTGCCTTTGGGTGTTTGAATGTATGTATCAGTCATCACACCGATAAGTTCACCTCCGTCTATGGACACTTGAGTTGAGTCGGGAGACATGGGGTCAGAGTAAAGAAACTGATACCCTCCTGTGACAACTGCAAACTCCCCGTAGTTAACATTTTGGAACCATTTAGAGTCCACCTTCGCTTTTGGTGATATGCTACCATCATCTGTAATAGTGTTTCTCCAAAGTTCTATGGCATACCTGGCTAGTTTTTTACCAGTTGGACAATAGAAAACTTCTCTAATGGGTTCCTTAGTGTTGGCATCCCAAATTGTGACCACTAATCTCCCATCGGCAGTGTAACTGTTTGTTGATAGCAAGTATATGGGTTGATCCAGTGGGTTCTCGAGGAACACACAGTCGGGGTCACAAATGAATACCCAGTCCCCATTTTGAGCAATCTCGTTACTCCAGCGAACTCCAGCACACTTATCGAAGTCTTCAGGAGGCTCTCCATCGCAAGTGTAAGCGGGAACGTATATTTCCCCAGATGCCTCATCCAAGACACCACCCAAAGGCATCTTGGTTTCCACCCCCACTCCAGGCCAGATTGAGCGACAGTCCCCCCGTTGTACACAAGGGTCAAGGGCAATATAGGGAAGAGCCTCTTCGATTACAAGGCTGTAAGTTTGTGTGTAAGTATATTGAGAGTTTTCAGTTAGACCCGTAAATCTCTCGTCATCACAGGAAAAAGGTTCAATAGCTTGTATCCCTGCTCCTCCAGGGACGCTACCGTTTAGAGTTTGAAAAGCGCCGGTCAACAATTGTGTGGCAAAGTCGTGACCAGACGAAGATAAATAGTTCTGACAGGAAAAGTTCAACTCGAAAGACATTCTTCGAGTAAACACCATAGGTATTTTATTGACAACTGAGTTCGATGATCCGGTATATCTAACAACTATATTATTTGTTTGCTGAACCACGCCCTCATTGCCAATGGCATCAGCTAAACGTAGAACATTAACGCTAATGGGGATAACGGGCGAAGCAACTAAGGCATCCACCAAAAACTGTTCGATGCGAGTTATGCTTGAAAGTTCCATTTGTTTTCCTCCTGAGTGTTTTTACCCGGATACAAAAAGCCCCCGCCGAAGCAGGGGCCGCAACTAATGAGAGTATCAGGATGCCGACATGCTACCGCCACCGCCACCAAAGGTGCCGAGGTCGATACCATTCTCAATGGCAGAGATACGGTTGCTCAGAGCGTTGTCAGCAGAAGCGCGGGTGTTGGCTTCAGCGTTGATGGCAGCAGTAGTGTCTTGGCTGAGAGCGGCTTCAGCAGCTTGGGCACGAGCAATTTCGCTAGCCAAGTTGCCAGCGATGGCT